GCGCCCATATACCTTTAACTATTTAATTATATTATATTATGTCAAAAAAAGATAAAAAAGTTGTTGAAGAAACAACACAAGTGGTTGAACAACCAAAAAAAGAAACCCCAAAGGTTAAAAAACCTGAGTGGGAGGTAAAAGATAGAGTTTATTATTTAAAAGGTAAAAAGCAACCTTTAACTTTAAGAATACCAGGTAAGCACACTAAAAAGCACTCGCTTTTATGGTTTGATCCTGATAAGCAAAAACAAAGGGAAATAAGATACGCAACAAATATGTCATCACCATTTGCAGATGAACAAGAAGGCGAGGTTACACTAGGTCACATATTATTTAAAGACGGTGTTTTAACTGTTCCAGCTAAAGACATTGCTTTACAAAAATTATTAAGCTTATATCACCCTTTAAAAGATAAATTATACTATGAGTTTAAACCATCTGTTATAGCTGTTAATGAACTTGAAGAAATAGAATATGAAATAGACGCGTTAAATGCTGCTAGAAACATAGATATTGATCAAGCAGAGGCTATAATGAGAGTAGAGTTAGGTTCTAAAGTATCTAGCATGAGTTCTAAAGAAATAAAAAGAGATTTAATGCTATTTGCTAAGAAAAACCCAAAACTATTTATATCTTTAGCTAATGATGAAAATGTTATGCTAAGAAATTTAGCTATTAGAGCAGAAGAAAATGGTATAATTAGACTATCTCAAGATCAAAGAACATTTACTTGGGGATCAAATGATAGGAAATTAATGAATGTTCCTTTTGATGAAAACCCATATTCAGCTTTCGCAGCTTATTTAAAAACTGATGAAGGTGTAGAAGTTTTTAAATCTATCGAGAAAAAACTCAATTAACAAGTGATAATAATATAAGGGGCGGCGTTTGCTGCCTCTATATTATAAAAAAATATTAAAATGGTAAATGTAAATACAGTATA